CGACGGTTGGGAAGATGTCACTTACTACACCAATAGACCTAAACACGTAATAATACCCAAAGGTATGACAAACTGCCAATATATCTACATATTGACAAATGAAACAATGCCTGGTCTGGTAAAAATAGGGTTTACTAAGAATAAACCATCTGAAAGAGTAAAGCAAATTAATGCAGCTACTGGAGTTCCTTTAGATTTTATAGTAGAATACCAATACCCTTGTTTCAATGCCCATGATTTAGAGCAAGAAATACACCGTTATCTTGAAAAAGAACTTGGAAATCGTACAAATAAGAGTAAAGAGTTCTTTAATATGACTGTAGAACAAGCTATATCTGTAGTAAAAACACTTGGAGAACCTTATAAAATGACTGACGGTAGTGAGTAATCGTCGTGCGCTCTTGCGCTTTTTCGCGGCGGCGAAGAAAAACATTAAAAAAACGCTTGTACTCTGCTAAATTTTTACTATATTTAAGTATAAATTAAAATAAAGGTTATGTTTGATACCATATTATATGGATTCTTAGCAGGAATCTTACTTACCATTTTAGTTAGACTTATTGCAACCGTAGTGATGATGTGGAAACTTAACGGTATCGTTATGTTACCCCACTTAGTCGTATTGTTCTTAATGCTTTTATTTGCTTCTTGTGAAGTAGATCCAATAATTACAGATATATGTCAAGACGGTGATTGTGATGCATACTTTTCTATAGACGGACAACAGGATGTAAACGGGTATTACCACGTAAAATTAAATTGGAATACACTACATTACCCTAGATTTAATATAGATATTGAAGCAGATAACACTAACCAGGTGTGGTGGATCGATTCAAAACCGGTCATTGTCGGTAATTTTACTTCTAATACGTCATGGAAGTTTCAAGGAGAGTATATAAACCTAGTTGATGAGTCAAGAATATATTTTAGAGAAAATAAATCAGGTAAACTACGATCCAGAAGAATTGTAGGACCATTCCCTCCTAGTGTGCAAAACGATACAATAGAAATTATTGGGAGTATATTTTGGGATGCACGAGAATTCTCAAAAAGAAAAGAATATATTTTAAAATTTATCTTGGAATAGTTGATTCTTTGAGAAAAAATCATTATCTTAATTTATATATTAAGAATATATAGATAAATATTAAGTAAATAATATATAAGTATATAAATATATATAAAATAATATTAAAATTAATCTAATATGTCATTATCGGCGGAAAAAATACTTGCAAATTTCGAAAAACACCAAAAAATAGTTAAAACCTATATTACCAATAGACAGGATAGTGTTTTATCTATGATTGATACGTTAGGAGAGAATTATATTATGGCTCCTGCTAGTGGCAAATCATGGTACCATAGTGCTTTTGCAGGAGGATATGTTGATCATGTCAATAGAGTAGTGGAATATGCGGTGAAGCAGTCAAGGTTATATCAAGAGATGGGTGGAACAGTAGATTACACCGAAGAAGAACTTGTCTTTGCCGCTTTGTTCCACGATTTAGGTAAAATAGGAGATGGAGAAAAACCAAACTACCTTCCTCAAACAGATAAGTGGCGTCAAGACAAACTATCAGAGATGTATACTAACAACCCTGATCTTGATTTTATGCTAATTCCAGACCGTTCACTGTTTATTTTACAAAAATTTGGTATAAAAGTTAGCCAAAAAGAGTTTTTAGGCATCAGATTACATGATGGCGTGTTCGATGAAGCTAATAAAGCATACTTTTTTAGTTATCAAGAGTCATCCAGACAAAAAACATCATTGATTTCTATTCTACACTCAGCAGACTTCTTAGCCTCTAAGGTAGAGTACGATATTTGGAAAAAAAATGGAGGGTCTTCCATACCAACAGTTCAAAAAATACAGTCCACTACCGGTAAATCGGTAAAATCATCACAAGGGCTGTCAAATATGTTAAAAAACTTATAAAAATGTTAACCTACCAAATAATTTTAGGGGGTTTAGTTGTATTCCTTATTATTTTTTCATATATTTTACGTAATCTACTACTAAAGGTAGAGAAATACGAGGATGTTTTGAAAGATCAAACTCAGTATTTACAAAATATATCAAATACTATAAGAGAAAGTGACCAACACCTAAAAAATCTTGATGAACGAGGGGTCTTTCAGTCAGATGACGAAGTTGGTGAGTTCTTTAAACAAATGCAAGAAGTGCAAAAAGAGCTAAACCGTTATATGCTCCCCGAAAATTATGGCAAGGAAAAGATCCAAAGCTAACTACTTTACAAAAGAGACAGAAGAATACATAGTTAAGTATAATACGTCAAGTGATCAAGATTACAGAAATAAAATCTTTACAGATCATATTTACCTACCTTTTTACAAGTTAGCAGAAAATATCATACATACTTTTAAGTTCTACTACACAGATGTAGACCAAATTGAAGATCTCAAACATGAGATTGTTTCTGTTCTACTTGAAGAGAAGATTATGAAGTTTGACCCCACTAATGGAGCAAAAGCATACTCATACTTCGGTACAATCGTTAAGAGATGGTTGATAAACTACAACAATAAGAACTATAAAAGACTAAAACAGGTAGGTTCATTTTCAGATATTGAAGATTCTTTTGAGGAAGACTTAGATCTTGAATCACCATCAACAAAAACTTTAGCTAAATTTTTAGACGAGTGGGTTGAAGATATGTACGATGTTATAGATGAACTATTTGTTAAAGACACCGATAAGCAAATTGCAGATGCTGTTTTAACCATATTTAAAACACGTCACGATTTAGATTTATTCAAGAAAAAAGCTTTATACATTTATATTAGAGAAATGACAGATTGTGAAACACCCCACCTCACACGTGTAATCTCTACACTTAAAGAAGAATGGACTAAGAGATACTTATTCTATTACGAACAAGGTTTATTGTCCAATAACCCTTTGTAGTCTATTTATAAAGAAAGGCTTATGAGTCTAGATAAAGAAATATTCAACGGAAAAACTCTATCTGATCTATTTGGAGAAATTCACGATAACTCTACCCAAACCAGAACACAGATCAAAGCTTTAATCGGAGAGTTAAAACCACTTATAGAAAACATCGGAGATGCTACTCTTATTGTCCCTATGATAAAAGAATATATGGAGATAGGAGTAAAAAATGACGAACACCTAATTAAGTTAGCAACAGTCATACAGAGAATAGAATCAGCACAGGCTAAAGGTGAAACTAATGACATATTCGACTTTTCAGAACTACAAGATTTATTAGAGGAGTCAAACACTACTGCTGAAGAAGTTAACAACACTGAAACTGAGGAAGAATAATGTTTGGATTTGGTTCATCAACAACAGGTGGTGCTTCTAATTCTGGAGGTAAATCTAGCAACTCTATTAAATACGGTAGAGTTATTGACATAATTCTAGATGCCAACCATCCGGAGTATAGTAACAGAGGTAAATCTCTAAGTATAAACGGAATACTTTTTAGACCTTTAAATACGTCTGCTGTAGAGGAAGATGATAAAGATTTAAAATTTGCATACTGTGGAATGAACACAGTAAAAGATATACCACTGAAAGGGGAAATTGTAGAAATTATTTCCCAACCTAAGGATGACAACGATACTACGTTACCTAACCCTTTAAAATTATACTGGAATAAAATAATACCAATCTGGAACCACGTACACCATAACGCTATCCCGGATACCAAACAATTTCCTGAACAGGAATCAAAAGCAGATTTCGGTAAATATTTTGAAGAAAGCACAAAAGTAAATAACCTACAAGCATTTCCAGGTGATACTATTTTTCAAGGTAGATTCAACCAATCTATCAGATTTACAGGAACAAAATATGAATCAAACGAATTAGTAGATTCATCTAACAATAGTTCCCCTCTCATTATACTAAGTAACGGGCAAAAAGAAGCTGGTTCTGCCGATGAACCAATACTTGAAGACGTAAATGAAGATCCATCAAGCCTATACTTTACCTCAGATCACATAATACCCTTAACTCAAGCTAATGAAAAAAGAGATGCTTTTGACGAAGAACCAGAAAAAGCAGATACGTACAAAGGTAGTCAGTTGTTAGCAAATGCTGATAGATTATACTTTAATGCAAGAGATGAAGGAGCTTATATTTCTGCAAAAGAAAATATTGGGTTAAATGCAAAAGTAGTTGGTATTGATGGAGAAGATTATGTAGGTTTAGATGCTAAAAAGATATACTTAGGTACAACAGCTTTTGAAGAAAAAGAACCTGCATTAAAAGGGCAGACATCTACTGATTGGTTAGAAGATTTAGTAGGTCTTTTGGAGAGTTTAGCAAATACATTAGCAACAACACCGCCCGCTCCTCCTACATATATTGGAGGTCTAATCAAAGAAGGTGTTAAATTAAAAGCTCAATTACCTCAGTTAAAAGGAATACTTAAACAACTACACTCTAAAAAAGTGTACATAGATAACAAATAATGCCTTACGTTAATATACCCGATAGTAACCTTTCTGGTGCTATAGCTAAACTTGTTGGTAAAATAGAAGGAGATGTCACCGGCAAAGTATTGGCTAAAGCTAATGAAATACAGACTAAATTCCGTATCGAAGGCTGTCCAGCTAATGTTGGACGATTAAGAGATCAGAAAAATAGGTTAGACAGTTCGTCAAAACAAATTAGCAATAGACTAAGTAGATTTAGAAGATTGCCATCAGCATTAAAAGTACCACTAAATGGATTAAAAGCTGCAAAAAAAATTATACTATTTTTACCCATACCTCAATCAGTTCCCCCAGGATTTGGTATACCGGTTAGTATTACCACTAAGTATGCAGACATACTACACCTACTAAAAGAGTTTATTAAACAGATAGGTGATGATGTAAATGCAATAGAGTATATTTTAAAGACACCTACCGGACAATTGACATCAGTAACAAATATACTTAAAAGAGTTGAAACAGCTGTTAAATCTTGTGAAGTACAAAAAGCATTAACTGACAAACTAAACTCAGGAGAATTAACTAGAGAACAGTTAAGACGTCTAGGTTTACTTGGAGATGATGATGATTTTATTTTTTCAAGATTGGGTAGACAACTTGTAGAAGTCAAACCTGGTAGATCAATATCAGATATTGCAAACGATACTGGGTTATCAAACGAAGAGGTTGCTAATCAAATTAAACTAAATAAGTTTGATAACGATAGTGAAAGAGCTAATGCCCAATTGTTAGATTCTCTAACTAAACTCGAAGGGTCTAATTTACCTGATAACATAAAAAAAGATTTAAAAGATATTTTAGATTCGTTTAAAAACATTAGTGATAACACAGTCTCATCAGATGGAAGATTTTTTCATACCGGACCAGATGGGGTTGTATATGAGCTTAAAATTATAGTAGACCCACTATCACCTAGGATAGCTCCAAGAAGATTTGCAGTTGCAATTAATCCAGAAGGTGTACAACTTTACAAAGGTGCAAAATCTTTTAGTTCATCTATTGATGTACTTTTAGATGAAATCAAATTCAGAATAGATAATCAACTTTCTTAACTAAACTATTTATATATATGAAACTCGATCAATTACGTAAAATTATACGCGAAGAAGTCAGAGCAGCTGTTAAGGAGGAGTTACAAGAAGTAATGAATGAAGCGGTTAAATATGCTTCAGCTCCTACACAGATGCAAGAAATACCTAAAGGGCA